CTGAAGCAAGCGATATGGGCTGCACAAGAAGTCCTGGGCGATACAGTCTGGCACTCATGGAGGTACAATTTTGGAGTGTACTACGTCAACATGATGATCCGCAATATTATGGAGGATTTACTGATAGTTCTGCGAAGCCAGGCGGCAGATGAGCGATTCGTGGACTGGCTGCTGTCCATGGCCGAAGAACTATGCACGCTATCCGGTGTGTTTTATAGCTTAACAGACTCGCCGGAGTGATGATAGCGAGCTGATATATATGTCTCACAAGGTGTACTTTAACAGACATATGAAAAAGGACTGAAAACGGCAAGAAAGAAAGTCTGAAAAGGCCGGAAAACGATTTTGAGATATGTCTGAAAACGGAAGGAGTTTTTCAGACAGTGAACGTTTGTATATATAAACACAAGGGGTAACAATGGCGGCAAGGACTTATTACTATGCCCGCGTTTCTACACGCGAGCAGAACTTAGACCGGCAGCTGGCGGAGTTTTATGAGCTGGGCGCAGAAGACCGGGACATTATCACAGACAAGACCTCCGGCAAGGATCTGGATAGGCCGGGCTATAAAGCATTGCGGGATACGATACTGCGACCTGGCGATACTTTGGTGGTCAAAAGTCTGGACAGGCTTTCCCGGAATAAGCAGGATATCATCAGTGAGCTGCGGCATTACAGGGAGAATAGTATCCGTGTGAAAGTGCTGGATCTCCCCACAACTATGCTGGATATGCCGGAGGAACAAGCGTGGGTGTTAGAAATGACTAACAACATACTCATTGAAGTCCTGGGCACCATCGCTGAGCAAGAACGGGTGACTATCAAAGCCAGGCAGGCCGAAGGAATCGCGGCGGCGAAAAAAGCCGGGCGGCATTTAGGCAGACCTAAAACAGAAAAACCTGAAAACTGGGAAACAGTGATGTTGCGATGGAAGGCCGGGGAAATCACGGCGCGCCGGGCTATGTCTGAGACGGGGCTGCGACGGTCAAGCTTTTACCGGTTAGCTCGTGGAGGATAAAACAACACAAAAACTAACACATAAAATAATATATTTACATTAAGGAAGAAACTCATTATGGGGAAGAGTTACACATACCATGGGTACACCGTGGAATCTTACAAAGACCGATACCGGGTACGGATACGGGATGAGACCGGCAAACGGAAAGCAATATACGGCAAGACCTGCGAGGAGATCGAGAAAAAGATCGATGCAATCGAAAAAGCAAATGTCATAACTGTCAATAGATATTTTGAGACCTGGATGCAAACATATGTGATTCCTGGAGGCAAGACCAACACGATCCGGCAGCGTCGGGTGCAGTTTCAACGGATCGCTCCGGTTTTCGGCGCGATGGCAATTACTGATATCCGGCGGCAGGATATCCAATCATGGTGCAACGAGTTATGCAAAAAATATAAAAACAATACGGTACAAGAAACGGCTGGACTTTTGCGTATCTTACTACGTGCAGCGGTACAAGACGGGCTGATAGACAGGACTCCTTATATAAGCATACGAATCAATTTACCAAGATCCAGGCCACGGCAAGGACTAACCATAGCTGAGCAGGATATGTTGTTGCGTCTGATATCCGGCAAACCATATGAGCCGCGCATTTTGTTTTTGTTGCTGACAGGCCTCCGGCTCGGTGAGATGTGTGCTCTTGTCTGGGAAGATGTGGACTTTTGCGACAAGATCATTTTAGTCCGTCGATCCGTCAGTATGCAGCCTGGCGCACACGACGTGACCGAGGCGCCAAAGACCGAAAGCTCCCAGCGTGAGGTGCCGATGACGGACGAGACGGAGGCGATTTTAGTAAAGCAACGCGACTCGGTACAACACGACAAAACAGACCTGGTATGGCCTTCCCCATCCGGGCACGGAAAAAACGCATACCGCGGGATCATGAAGCAGTGCTACATTATCCAGTCTAAAATGCGGCAAGAACTGGGCTATCCGGTGGAGTTCTCAGCTCACATTTTGCGGCACACTTTTGCAACGCGTTGGATGGAGCAGCACCCGGAGTCGGTTGGCACGTTGTCGGATATCCTGGGACATAGCAGCGTAAGCACGACGGTGGACGTATATGTGACAGATACCCGCGAGACGAAAAAGACAAGGATGAGGGAGGTGGTGATTATCAGCAAAGCTTAGTTGGGTTATGGGGTTGGTTATTTTTGGGGTTATTTTTGGGGTTACAAATCAGGGAAGACCCGGAAAATAGTTAAGAAAATAGATTAAAAACGAGAGCTGATCAAGAAAAGATCAAGCTCCCGTTTTGTGAATATATGCAGAAAATATTTAGCCTTTATACAGCTGGGCGACCAATCCGTTTGTGGACTCTAAGAACTGCGCCAGGCGAGCAGAATCGAGGTCTCCGTGGGCAATTTTTGCGGTGTCGTACAGGTAAGAAACCAAGGTATCTATGCCATCATCTTCTAAATGGTTCTGCATATATCTGATTAAGGGATGATTCAGATTAAGGACAAGGGTTTCGTCCGGAGAACCGAAATCCATGCCGGACATTCCGTACATGGCCATCATCTCCTGCAGAAGCAAATAAATAGAAAGAAAAGAAAAAGAAAAGATGAAAAAAATCAGAAAAGCCCGAAAAATGGGTGTTTGCGGCATACGTGACAGCGTGGACGTTATATAACAACAACGTGTTACACCCGGAAAAATGGCGTGTTGGGTTACAAAGTGGGTTACAAATGGCGGTGTGAAAAGGCGTCTTGCGGAAGCAAGGCATTTTTTTTTGTGGCGTCAGTTTACATGGAGCCCGTTGTGCTGCTCCGCAAGTAAAACGTAAGAAACGTCGTCAAAAATCGTAAGAAATTGAACACAGAATTTTCACAATTATCGGTTATATTGAAATCACAAAAAGAAAGGACAATTTCAGAAGTCGAAAGATATTGACTTTCAAAAAATGAAAAGAAATTTTCAAAAGCCGAAAAAAGTCCTTGACAATTGGAAGCTGATCGATTATACTGTATGTGAAAGGAGGTGAGATGGATGCACGTAGACAAATACGAAATCCAAGCCGCGTGCCGGAGGCGCGGTAAAACTTTAGCAGACCTATCGGCGGCGATGCATATTTCACCACCGACATTGCGCAGGAAACTCCGGCAAGATGAACTCAACGTCGCGGACATGACCAAAATTACAGAGTATCTGGAGCGAGATATTGAATGGGCTCGGCGAACATTTTTGTCGGACGATCTGAACCAGGACGATCAAGATTAAAAACATTGAAAATTGAATGACGAAATGCTGGCGCAAGGTCAGCTCAAACAGGAGGGGGAACGCCGTTAGGCGTGACCAAGGAGCTACGGGCAACGAACCGCAGCGAAACGGCAGACAAGACAATAATTTCTCACATATGGAGAAAATCAAGAACGTCTGCTGAAAGAATATGTACAAAATGACGGATATACAAAATAACTCCGTCATTACGTCATAGTCATATATACTATAATCACCCGTAAAATAACGGCGAGGATTATGCAAACAGGAGGGAGATCACAACGATATGTTGGGGTCTCGTTTTTGTGTTTTGCAGTCCTCGCCGTTTTTTTGTTTTCCAAACAGGCATAACAGACTCAGAGACCGAAGCCCAGTCGGAATCTGAAAATCAAAATCACACAAAGTCCAGCCGGATGAGCTGGCAGAAAGGAAAAACAATGAAAAAAAATATCGAGAATGAAACAGTCACCATCGACGTTACCCCAAAAACATCCGGCGACATATTTTTGCCCGTGGAAGACCCAGATTGGGAAGACTATGACCTGCCGTTTGTGGACGAGAAGCCGAAGTCGGAGCCGGTGGAAGAACAAAATCATCTGATGATCAAGGACAAAGCCAGGACGTGTGAAATCCTTGAAAAGACGTTGGATGCGATTCGCGACATGTCTGACAAAGAATGGGAAAACGAGCACAAGGCTCTGGAAGCGTGGTCGCATGAGTATGATGTAGCCGTCTTTATGCTGGAGCACGGAAGCTTGATCCCGTCAGTCGTCAATGCGGTTCTCGACGAAGAACGAAGGCAAGCTGAATGGGAGGAACTCATGGAACAAGAGCTGAACGACGATATCATGCGCGATGCGTGGAGATAACTAACTCATACTAACTCATACTGACTCATAAAACAACTCACTCACACCCCCGGCGGAGGACGGAAAGCTGGCTCGACACCAGCCCGGGGGTTTCAGACAGGCCGCAGCCCAGGCGACCTGTCATAAAAATCACACAAGTCCGGCTGATCAAGCTGGCAAAGGAGGACATCATGACGAACAAGGTCAACAACACGACGACAACACCTGTAACAGCACCAGTAACCGCGCCGATTACGCCGTACGCTCCGCAGGTTAATCCGCAGCTTTTACTCCTTAAAAAGCTGCAGCAGATCCAGATAGAGATGCGAGCTCCGAAAGATAAGCACAACGATTATGGCAATTACTTTTATCGTTATGCTGAGGATATCCTCGATACATTAAAACCGCTGCTCGTTAAGTACGGGTGCGACCTGACTATCATGGATGCCGTGCAGGAAATCGGCGGTAGGGTATATGTCAAGTCTACCGTCACTATGATAGACCTGGAAACCGGAGCGCATGTGTCAGCGTCGGCGTTTGCGCGTGAGGCTGCAGTCAAAAAAGGGATGGATGATTGCCAGGTGACCGGATCGTGCAGCACATACGCTAAAAAATACGCGCTGCAAAATCTACTACTGCTCACGAATGCGAAAATGGACGACCCTGACTCCGGCGAATGGAGGAAAGCGCGTGCAGAAGCGCTCGCCGAAGAATATCAACTCGCATCACAGTACGGCACCCCGCAGCAGCAGGCTCAAGCGCAGCGCAGCGTTAACGTTTTCCAACAGGATTTTATGACTCCCATGCAGCCGGCTCAGCAGCAACGCAGGTAACCGGACATGACTACGAATGTCAACCCATCGCAATTCCTCCACGAGATCAACATGCGGCTGGTACAAAACCGACTGACATGGATGGAGGTGCGATACATTTTGATCAAAGCCGGCGAAATCCCACCGCGAGTTACTGTCCTAGGACACCTTGACTATACTATACGTCACCGCCTCGCAGACTCCGACGCAACATGGAAAAGTTTGGTCGAGATCGCTCGGAAAATGCGACTCAACGGTACCATGCCGGAGGGGGCAATCAGATTGCATTATCAACTGTACCCCGACGATCTGGAAAAAGATCTTGAAAAAGATCAGGAAAAAGATCAGAAAAAATAAGCCATCACTATCTCATACTAACTCATAAAAACTCACTCAGCCTCCGGCGGCGAACGATCACCGGGCTCACCCCCGGCGGAGGTTTCGCGGAAAAGCCGCAGAAAAAATCACACATCTTGAAAGGAGAATGAGTTATGTACAACAACAACTACACACAACAGCAACCTGTTATGCAGCCGGGCTATCCGGTGCAGACACAGTATCCAGGACAGCAGCCGGTATATCAGCAACCTGTGCAGCAGCCTGTACAGACCCAGTACCAGCAACAGCCGATATATCAACAGTCTTTAACAGTACCGATTCAGCCACAGCAAACGCCTGTTCGTCCTTCATTAAAAATCACCGCGGGCGAGGAGGCCAGGAAAACGCACATTTTGCCGTCTGGATGCTATCAGTACACGATCTCGGAGATGCGACCGGAGGAGGTCTTAACGGGTGACAAACAAGGTCTCACAAAAATCAACGTGATCTTTTCCTTGGAAAGGAAACCCGAAGGTGAACCATCTGTTTCCGGTATAACGAAACAGGTCATCTACATCGACACCGACAACAAACATAACCTCAGATGGCAACCGACCCGGCTCTACGAGCAGGTCACCGGAACAGAAATCAACCCAGGTGAGACCTACGACATCTACGACATTTTGGGAATGACAGGATACCTGATGCTGGATACCGTCACGCAGGATATACCTGTAAGAGACGCTGCCGGGAAGCCGGTATACAGGACTGCAGCCGACGGCGTGGGCAAGGAGGCCGTGCTGGAGACGCGCACCTACAACAGGATCAGAAAAATCTACGACGAGTATGCCGGCCGCGACATCTACGTGGAATCCTGCAAACCGGACATGACACCTCGTGAGCCAAGTATCCATGACAACTACCGACCGGAACGGGACGACAAACCTTTGCAGATGCCGACGGAAGACGGAGAAAACGACGAGAACTTGCCGTTCGATTAAACACAACAACCCCCATATGAGAAAGAAAAGAAAGAAAACAGGTGAGTGATTATGAGTAAAGAGATAAATGATGAAAATGGCATGTATGATCTGGACGACCTTCCAGATGAGCTGTTTGAGATGTCCGACCAAGACGAGACTCCGACAACGTTACCAGTTCATGAAAAGCCAACCGAAAAGCCTTCTGCATCAGGTTTTTTTGCAGCGATGGCGACTCCCCAGGCGCGGAAGGCGATGGGTCACCCGTTACCAACCTCGTTGACGCCGGGAAAAGAGCAGGCTCAGACGCAGCAAACCCCGGTATGGGCGACGGTCACGAAAACCGGCAAAAAAGTAATCGACGAGATGGTGTATGTAAACGACTTACTGAGCCGGAGATCCATGTACTGCTATGATGACCAGATGTACGATGTGGACGGAAAAATATCGGAGACGGAGCTCAAAAAGCAAATTATCACCGAGGTCGGGCCATACGTGCCTCACAATCTCGACAAGATCGTTAATAGCATATACAAGTCTTTACAAATGTACACCGCGGTGGATAAACCGTATATCGACAGAGACCATATCCATGTCAGCAACGGGACAATCGATCTGGAGACATTTACATTTACATCTGAAAAACATTTTTGTAGTAATCGCATAGCGACAGCATATAACCCTCAAGCAGCAAAGCCGGAGACATTTTTGCGGATAGTTCATGACCTGTACTACGATGATGACGTTCCAGCGGTGCAAGCATACGATGGCCTGTGCTTACTACCCCGTAATGATGCTCAGACGATGATCCTGTTCCGAGGTCCCGGAGGCGAAGGAAAATCTACAAAAGAGAAAGCGATTGTCGGCGTCCTGGGAGACAAAAATGTGTTTTCGCCCGGCAGATTTTCCGAGCTTATCGATGATAAGTTCCAGGTCGCAAATGCGGCTGGCAAGCTTTTGACATTTATAGATGAGTTACCCGCAGCCGGTATCGAGGACACCAGTATAATCAAAACTATCCTGTCGGTAGATGGCAAGCAAAGCCTCCGACGGATGTACAAGCAGGAGAGCGAAGGATTTTTGTATACCAAACTGGCCGCATGCACCAACCACATGTCGTTAACCAGTCTCCACGACCGCACGGACGGCTTTTGGAGACGTCAGGCGATCATCGAGGTCAAACCCAAACAGGAAAACCGACCGGAGATCAAAGAAATCAAGCAAAAGCTCGAAGCTGAGCGCGAAGGAATCCTGTTGTGGATGATTGAAGGGTTAAAAAAAATAAAAGCCGCAGGTTGGAGTCTGGAGCCGTTACTTTCTCCACGAAGTTTGCAAGCACGCGAAGCGGCGAGACTGGAAGGAAATTCAGCTCGGGATTACTTGGGCAGCACCTGGGTGATGTATGGACAAGAAGCCATGGTTGCGACCAGGGACTTATATGACGACTATGTGGAGTACTGCCAGCTCAACGCGCTGGTGCGATTATCCGAACGCAGCTTCCACGGCGAAGTCATGCAGATAGCCGGGCGCAAAGGCATTGCGACCACGACTAATGCAGTAACCAAGGACGGCAGACGAGCAAAGGGCTTTACAGGTATTTGCTGCACGCCGGAAGGCTCGCGCGATCAGGACTCACCCACGGATGAGCTGACGGCTATGCGCCTGTCAAAAGACCCAGGGCTTTTACGAGCATTGTTAGCTGACCAGGACTATGAAAAACTCAAACTGTTCCGGGAATTGCTGGACGAAAGACTGGCTGTCTTGGAAAAAGAACGGAACGTCATACCGTTTGCAGCCGGGAATGACTCAAACGACGAAAACGAAAACGATACTATCGAAAAATTATAAACATTTGTATGTTGACCATGCCCAGCTCACATGAGCCGGGTATGAGTGAGCACACAACCAACGGGAGGCCTGTGGCCGACCAGAAATAGGCGGAAAATAGATAAGGAAAATAATAAGGACATAAACGAAAACAGGTGGAAAATATTAGGAAAAAATCGTGAAATCGTGGCTCGGAAAGGAGAAGGAAAACGTAACTGTCAACAACGTCACACACGAAATGAGGTAAACTATGAAAAAGCTATTTACAAAAACCATTACGCCCGTCCAGCAGCAGCTTTATACGCGAGCTGCACAGCTCCATGAAACCTGCGCAAGGATCGACCGCGAGAATATCCGCAAGTACATGCTCACCGATGATCCCGACCTGCACAGACTGGTCAAGATGATCCAGGAGGTTGACATATCCGAGCTCGCAGCCAAAACCTTACGCGAAAAAGCCCAGACACCCGTGAAGGAAGCTCGCAAAATTGCAACGATTTTCGGCAGATAACAAAAAGCGCCGAAATTCACGCAAAAAATCACACACACAGAATATCATCTGATAAAGGAGACTAAGAAAATGAAAAAAATAGAAATGGGATACTACACAGACATTACGAAGCTCGACCATACAATCAATTACTTAACCAAGGCAATTCTCAGATGCATCATTTTCGGAATGCCGGAAGCGATGGAAAAGGAGCTCGTGAATCGTCGTGAGTGCTTGATGGAGTACCGCGACAGCTTAGCTCAAAACTGACTCTGATGTAGTATGCCCGGAACAAACAGCCGCACGGCTGGAAAGGAAACAGGTATACTAAAATGATGAACAATAATTTAATCCCCGAAACCGTGAAATACATGATCACATCTGGTAAAACCATCAACACCGACACAACCTTAGGATTTTGCGTACCCGGCAATCCTCCAAGTATCACACTGCAGGAAGGGCAGCGCATGGGGGTCAACAAGGCCAACGGAAAGCCATATATGTATAAAAATGATGAGCTCAAGGAGGCGGAGAACATTTTGCAGTCTGCGTTTGCTCGCTATATGCCCGCAGAGCCATGGAGCGAGCCGGTTAAAATGACTGTCGTTTTCGTTTTCGACGAGACGCAGAAAACAGGCGCGCCGAGGAATCCGGGCGACGTTCGCACGGAAAAGCCAGACGCGGACAACCTTGCGAAGATGGTCATCGACAGACTTTGCGCAGAAATTCCGTATGTGTATATTAACCATCGTAGAATATATTGCGATAAAAGACCTTTGCTTATAAATGACAGCCAGGTTGTAGCTCTGGACGTCAGAAAAGTATGGGACTCCCAGCACGCAGGCCTTTATATCGTAGCTGAGAAAGTCGCTGCCTCCGTAGCTAAGGAGCTCGCTGGATAAGATCAACAACGTTCACCCCGGGGTCATCAGCACCCGGCCCCGGGCAATCACATCTGCAAAAATCACATCTGTAAAGGAGACAAAAAATGAACAATATATTCCAAAACTATATCAAACCCGACAGCACCGAAAACATCGAAAAAATCAAGGCTTCTGTCAAAAAGCTCAACGAAATATTTGAATCTGCCGGCCTTTCCGGCGTGGAAGTCGTAACGGACGGAACAGAAACGGCTCAGGAAGACGCTCAGAAAGAAGGTGACAACGATGATGAGTAATGAAGCGAAAAAAATGACGGAATCGTACTTGTCTGAAATCGCACGACTCAATGCAGTTGTCCATAACGTCCGCAAGCAACTGGAGACGCTGGATGCAACTATTCGCCTTTTACCCGGCAGCTCCGGGTCATCATCTGGTCGAGTACAGACCTCCAGACAAGGCAGTGCGGCATATGAAAAAGCCGTGGAACGTAAGGTCGACCTGGAGTCTCACTTGGGGGAGCTGATCGAGTCCTGCATGACGACGACTACTGATATCATCAGTCAGATCAACGGATTACCGAAGCTGGAATTCATGAAAATACTATATCAGCAATATGTCTCGGGTAAAGACCTGACGGAGTTGGCGTATGAGCTCGGGTACTCGTATGATCACACCCGTAAGCTCAGATCTGCAGCCGTGGAGATGTTTTGGGAAACGTATCATGATCAGATCACCGCATACGCCGTCGCAGCGTGACGGAAACAACAGACCGGAGGTTCAACAGCCTCCGGTTTTTTGTTTTTCATCGGATATACTTTAATCATACAAACAATAGATCATGTTCGCATGTTGAGTCTGTTCATAAAAAAAACCTGCATACTCATTTTTTCTTTGACAGAAATGTTTAGGTCAACATCCGAACATGAAAGGCTAAAATGGTCTCATTTTGAAGGCCTCCATGTGCGGCATGTGCGGCAAAATATCGCTTGTATACTATAAGCATTATATATACAAAATACCTTGACTCAACATGGGCACATGAACTATTAAATCTATACAAAGGCTATACCATTCGGAAATGCCCATTTTATCGGCATTTCAGAACATTTTTTACTATATAAAAATCTCTTATGTTCGGATGTTGAGTCAAAATAAGAAAAAAACTATTATATAAAGAAAAATATTATATATAAGGCTTTTTTTTATATATAGAAAGTTAAAAATGGGGCACAATGGTCAACAAGCGAACATGAGGTATTAAAACGATACAGAAAGTATAGGTATCTCCGGGTGTTTTTTGCCCGGCAGCTCACATCGCCCACCACAGTTCTGCCGCCTGGCGGCGGCGTCATTTGAGAACAGAAATCTTCCGGCACGTCCGTCACCTTCCCGGAAAGTACATCTGCCGGGTGGGTACAGTTTTTCTTTTCCAAAGACCGGCGCCAGCCGGAGATAAGCTGCAAAAAAAAATGATATCCCGGAACGGATGGGAAAGGAAACCCCGAAAAGAAAGAACCTCCGAAAAAATCATATCCCGGAACATATGGGAAAGGAAAGATAACCGAAAATGTCCGAAAATGTCCGAAAATTCCCCGGTAATGTCCGCCCGACATCAAAATTTTGTGCTATATTGATATCATAGGAAAGTATGACAAGCCCACGCGCTGCCGTGCTTTTCTAACTCCTTTCTGTGTGATACATGGACGCGTTATATCGTCGGTAACCCCTCTGCCGGGCGATACACTTCTGGGCACAGTGCCAGCTTCAAAACTGGTAACGCGACTCGACCAGTGGAGCGTACATCGCTGGTCTGTTTTTCTTCTCATATGTATGTAAATCCTCCGGCTCTCGTATCCCGAGGAGGGATGACTAAACAGGCTCGACGCCTGGCGGGAGCTTTCGGCAGGACGCAGACGGACTGCCCCGGGCCTCATAAGCCCGGTTTCGCCGGTTCAACTCCGGCTCCTGCAAGTTTGAAAAGTATCCAGCTTGTCACGCCCGGCAGGCTGGATATTTTATGTAAAAAATGGTATCTGACAACATCTCACAGGAAGCCTGCGCAAGCTGGCTAAGGAAAGGAGCACAACATGAAACTTTACGAATACGTCACCAAACGTCTGACCGATCTCAAAGATCTGCAGCACGACGAAAAAATACAGAGTCTTGCCGTCAAATACGGGCAGCGCATTGACATCAACCTTACGCATCATCATAGGACCGGCTACACTGGAGGATACGTCATGGTTGACCTGACCGGATACGACTGCGAGATATCGCATGATCGAGTCATTTTCCGCAAAGGTCATGCTATCATAGACGACCCCAGCATATATTCTGATCTGAGCATGGAATTCGAAGACTGACAATGCTGGAAAAATAAAGAAAAAAAAAGCCCGGAAAAATCACACACTATGAGAAAAGAAAGGAAAGCTGTTATGGGAAAGAAAAAAGAAAGAAATGTTGAAGTCATGACGTTACAGGCTGCGATGGAAAAGCTTACGCAAGACCCAACCGTAAAAGTCTACGCAGATTACACCGAAACCTACATCATGGACGTGTGGAAGACGCCTACCATTTATGAAGCTCGTTATATGTTTCGCAACGACGATGACCCGGAAGACCCGACCTATTACTTTATCAGAAATGACGACGGTGAGATGGCCTGGCAGAAAGTTATCAGCGTACCCAAGCCGGATTGTCCGTATTGGCGTGAGCCCGCGAAAAATTGGGCTCCCGAAGATGACCCGGTTCTGCAGCAAACATATGAGCTGGACTACGACAAAATAATCAAGTATGAGTAAATAAAGAAAGAAATACTGAAAAAACTAATCTGTTAAAGAAAGCTGTTAAAGAAAGGCTGAGAAAAGGAAAAAAACATGACATACCCAGAATTTACTTTACGCGATGGCGAAAAAGTGCTCATCAACCCCAACCAAATCCAATGTGTCCACCGCAACCTTGCACCGGATCGCCCAACCACGAACCCGGCGCCGGGCAAAACCATAATCAGCCTCACCGGACAGGAAGGGAGTTTTGTGGTTGTTCGTGAGGAATATGAGCAGGTCAAGTATGCAATTTTGAATAGCCTGCAAAGGTGAGGAAGAATTATGAATAAAGAAAGAAAGAGCGAATCAAAACCCGATCTGCAGCCGGACTTAGCACACGTTAGTCTTAACGGAGACGCCGTGCCAGCGATGCCATCGGAGCAAGCGCGGGACATTTTGGAAAGAACGGTACTGCGGAAGATGATTTTGAGAAAGCTCGCAGAAAAGAACCGGTGAACTGATAACACAAACCAAATTCGCACGGAGCCCCGATAAAAACTGGGCTTCGTTTCGTTTTATGAGTGTTACAAAACATACATAATATAGTATAGCAAAACAATAACAAACACAACATATAGCTAAATGACGACTGATGAAAGAAAGGCGGCGATGACATGAAAGCTGATCAAAGAACCGAGAAAGACCTGACGGCGAAGCAGCGCCGCGTGCTAGACCTAATGCTGACGACGGAAAAGACGCAGAAGCAAATTGCAGCTGAGGTAGGTATTACGGAAATGTCTGTGTCCAGGATTAAAAAAGACCCGGCATTCCAGGCGGCATATCGTAACGCCATCGAACAAGGCCTGTCAAGATCGGCAGCAAAGGCTTTCCGGACAATGACTCAGCTGCTCGATTCCGAGCAAGATCAAGTCCGTCTGCAAGCCGCAAAAGACCTAATGGATCGCACAGGATACAAACCTCCCAAAGATATCAAAATCGATCTCGTGGAAGACGCAAAGACGCAGCTGGCCGGGATTATCGACCAGCTCAAATAAAAAAAATTGGTATCCCGGAAAATGTTTTAAAGGTCTGTTAAAGGTCTGTTAAAGGTCTGTTAAAGGTCTGTCGCCAAATGGCAAGGCACCGGGTTTTGATCCCGGCATTTGCAGGTTCGAGTCCTGCCAGGCCTGCGAAAGAAATACTGAAAAAAAAGCTGAGAAAGGAAGAATAAAAAAATGCCCGGCGACATTATGTTATCTGAAAAATACAAAGCATTTCTGCGACATAATGCTCCGGTAGAGTTTTTGGAAGGTACGACGGCGGCGGGCAAAACGACGGTAGGCATTTTAAAGTTTTTGTTCCGCGTCGCAGCTGACAAATCCGGCAAGGCGTCCATGATCGCAGCGAAAACCATCGGCAAGGCGGAGCAAAGCATTATTCAAAAAGACCATGGCATTCAGGAAACGTTTGGCGTTCTGGTGGAGTATCGCGGCGCAGGTGATAAAAACAACAAGCTCCCCCACCTCATATTACATACTCAGGACGGCGACCGAATCATATACATCTACGGATACGACGATAAAAGCAGATGGCTCGGCGTCCTGGGCGCGCAGTTCTACGGAGCATTTATCGACGAGATCAACACAGCAAGCATCGACTTCGTGCAAGAAATTTCGATGCGTTGCGACTACCTGATGGGGACGCTAAACCCCGACGCACCGGACAAGCCGGTATATGAGCAGTATATCAACCATGCGAGGCCGTTGCCGCAATATTCCGACGACGTGCCGGACGAGATACGCAAAGACCTGGAAAGCACGACTCCGAAGGATGGCTGGACGTATTGGTTTTTCTCATTTGATGACAACGCCGGACTGACAGCTGACAAAAAGCAACAGATCATCAACGCCGTGCCGGAAGGAACGAAAAACTACAAAAACAAAATCTTAGGATTGCGTGGACGTGCAACCGGTTTGGTCTTTTCGAACTTCGATCCGGCAAAACATGTTATGAGCCGTGATGAAATCTTATTGCGGATGCTGACCGGCAAGATCAGATTTAAGAAATTCACCGCCGGGCTGGATACGTCATACAGTCAACAGTCCGAAGACAGTATTGCGATGGTCTTCGCCGGTATCACGCATGACCGAAAAATATATATATTATCAGAATTAGTATACAACAACAAAGACCGTGATGAGCCATTAGCCCCGTCCGATACGGCAGCCCGGTTCGTTGCATTTTTGCAACAATGCCGGTCTTCGTGGGGATATGCGAAGGACGTCTTTGTTGATAGCGCTGACCAAGGCACGATTTTGGAGATCCGTAAGCGACCGGATAGCCGATTATTCACCATAAATAACTCCTACAAACGGGTGGAAATATTAGACCGTATCAATCTCCAACTGGGCTGGCTGCATACCGGCGACTATATCGTATGTTCCGATTGCGTCAACCATATCAAGGAGCTGGAAACGTACAGCTGGCTGGAGGATAAAGACATTCCCGAAGACGGGCATGATCACACCATAAATGCCGCGCAGTATGCGTGGATACCTTATAGAGCTATGATCGGGAATGCGTCGGAGCTGGAACAGAAATAAGTTCTGGAAAAAATCTGAGTAAAGAAAGGACAAAACGACATGAGCCTTTTTTCATCTATAAATCAAAATGTCAAAAAGACCTTGCGCGCCTGGCTGGATGTACAACCGACCTCGCCGTACAACATTCTGATCCAGGAGTTGACCGACTGGGAGCTGGACGCCATACGGAATCGCATTTGGTACCGCGGCGACGGAAACGAGTTATCGCAGCTATACGGTCAGATGCAGGAATACGCCGACCATACCAAGTTTTGGGCAGCACGATCCACGCCTGGGATGGAGATGCGGAAGATCCACACCGGGCTTCCGGCGTTAATCGTCAAGACGTTAACTAACCTGACGTTAACAGATTTGCAAGACCTGCAATTTGCTGACGGCACCCATGCGGCGTTATGGTCTGAGATCTCCGACGAAAACCATTTGGATGAGCTGATAAAGACCGCTACGCAGGACGCACTTGCCGTGGGCGACGGTGCATTTAAAATTTCGATAGATACTGATATATCACAGCTGCCGATTATTGAATGGGTGCCGGGCGAGCGTGTGGAGATCGTCACTCGCAAAGGCCGACTGCATGAGATCATATTTAAGACTGAAGTTGTCGAAAAGTACGAACGCTACACGCTGAACGAACGCTACGGCTACGGCTATATAAAAAACGAGCTGTATAAAAGCACCGGCGCCCCGGCAGCGTTAGCCGATACTGCAGCAACCGCCGGACTGCAGGACGTGACATTTGACAATAGCTTGATCTTAGCCGTACCTTACAAGATTTTTGCAAGCTCTAAATGGCCTTCCCGTGGAGGGTCAATTTTCGACGGCAAGCTGGATGCGTTTGATGCATTTGACGAGGTGTATTCGCAATGGCAGGACGCTTTGAGACATAGCCGGACTCAGACATATATACCTGACGTCCTGATACCACGTGATCCTGAGACCGGGGAGATCAAAAGACCCAATGCATTCGACAACCGGTTCATTGCAACCGGATCTGACATGGGGGAGACTTCGCAAAACAAAATTACGGTAGTTAGCCCCGCCGTACCGTCCGAGCAGTACTTGGACGCGTATGTGACGGCATTGGATATTTGCTTACAAGGTATCATTTCTCCTTCCACCTTAGGTATCGATGTTAAAAAGCTTGATAACGCCGAAGCACAGCGTGAAAAAGAAAAGACCACGTTGTATACCCGTGCCGCCATCATCGATGCATTGACGGATGTATTACGCAGCCTGGCAGACGCAGCGATCAACGCAAACCAAGTCCTCCATAATCAGGTGCCGGAAGCAGTGCAAGTTGACATAACGTTTGGCGAGTATGCCAGCCCATCGTTTGAATCCATCGTAGAGACAGTCGCAAAAGCAAAACAGGCCGGTATCATGAGTACCGAGGCTTGTCTGGATGAGTTATACGGTGATACCCGTGATGACGCCTGGAAGGCGGCCGAGGCCGAACGTATCAGAAAAGACCAAGGCTATGCGGAAGTTGACGAAGCCCCGAGCTTGCAAGACGTGATTACCGGCAACGGAGGATTTGAAACCGAGCTGGAGGAAGAATAAAAAATATGGAAAAGGAAAAGGAAAAGGAAAAGAAAATAGACCTGGAAACCGCATTATCCAGCCAGCGCCGGGCATTTGACGATATCGAAAATGCCGTCATAAATCAGATCATGTCCAACTTGCATAAGCATGTCCCAGCGCGAGACACCGAGGAAGCCTGGCAGGAATGGCGCCTGGAGCAAGGCCGACATCTACAAAATTTTGCCAAAGCGCTGCCGAATGTTTTGCAGCCCAATTTCAAAAAACTAAACAATGCGGTTATTGCTATTTTGGCAGAATCTTATGAGCAAGGAAAGAGCGAAGTACAGAAAGAAATTGAGAATGCCAATCGTCTCCGAACAAGAAAGTTGATAAAAGCACCATATAAGCCGAACCCGGTTGAGTCAAATGCCATCGACACCCAGCAAGTCATCGCCGACCTGGAACGGGCGGAGCAGCAGTTCATCGCCAGGGCGGTTCGTGACTATTCGAAGATTATAGCCACAACATATGGGCTGCGGGCTTTAGCTAAATCTGGAGCGCCGAAAGTTGCTGACACAGGACTGATCAATGAACTGGTTCTGGAATCTGTTAACGAAACGACATTCTCAATTGATTATGTATATGGCAAGGCGGTTGATGCAGCAGCGAAGCCGATGCTGATGCAAGGTATCCAATGCGTGCAGTACAGCAACGGCAGTCTGCACACATTACCCAGTTTTGCGGACGTCAAAACGAGAACGGCGTCGAAGGAAAGCTATTTGAAAGGTGAGGC